GCTACCGTCGATGCCCTGTACCGTCACGGCGAGACTGGCGGCGTGACTGTCGCCCCGTTCCTAGTGTGCGCCGGGTGCGGCGGGTTGCCAGTGTGCGGGGACTGTTCCACTGATCTTGGGGACTGGCTCGAATGGCGGGACGACATAGCTAGCGGCGCGGACGTTGAGACGTGCGTTCAGTGTGGGAACGGGGGCCAGGCATGAACGGCGACACTATCCGTTATCGGATAGTTCTCACGGTGGACTATCCCGCCGCCGACAGTGACGGTAACGCACCGGACCCAGCAGACATGGAACGCGACATCGAGCAAGCTCTACCGGGCCGTATCTATGCGTTCGACGCTTACCCACTGATGGCAATAATCAACGGGGGCCAGGCATGACCGCCGACGAATTGGTGCGGGCGTGGCGGATCATCGACAACGCTGCCCGCGAGCTGGCAGACACCCGCATCATGGCAGCGTTGCCGGATGACGCGCGGGCCGTGTTCGACGGTATCGCGTGGACTCTTGGCTATGTCGCCGCAATGATCGACCCGCACCCACGGGAAGAAACAGACACGGACGGGGCGCACCCGTTCGGTAACGCCACTGAAAGGGGCAACTAATGAAAGACAATAAGCAAGGGCCGCCCGTCGATGTACGGGTGTTCGAGATCACGATAGTGGTGGCGGTGCCGGACTACTGGGTGGATCACCGGGAAATGGACATGACCGGGTATTACGAATTAGACCCGGAGGCGGAGCAGCTGGGGTTCCGGCAGCGGGAGCTGACTGTTTCGTACCGTGACGACAGTGGGGTGACGGCATGACAACCTACCGTGTCACGCTAGTAATTGAGACACCGTACAACCCCGCCAAGTGGGACTGGGACGAGCTTGTAGCAAGCGAGGAAAACGAAAACGTGCTGGAAGTACGGATCGAAAAAACTACTGACAGTAGCGGGGTGACGGCATGAGAAACTACCGTGTGACGTTCTCCATCACGTGGGAATGTGAGGCCGCGGACGAATGGGATGCGGAGAATGTGGCAGCCGAACAAATAACGGCGGCGATCAACGCGGGAGAGTACCGTATTGACCCGAGCGACATGGCGGCAGTGGCGGATGAGGTGACGGCATGACAACGGAAACGTGCGGCATTTGCGGGGACACGGCAACCCACCGCCCCGTTGGTGCAGAATACGACACCTACTGTTGCGGGTGCTACGGATGTGACGGCACCGACAGCTTCGACGGTGCGCCCTGCCAACCCAAAGGGGTGACGGCATGACGCGCCGCCCGGACTGGCACCCGTCCTACGGGACCCCGATACCGCGCACCCTTGCGGAACGGACCGCCGCCATGCGGGACCGGCAAGGCATACCACACCCGCGCCGCTTGTACGGCTGGGGTATCGCGTTCGGGTTCCTACTGATGTTCGCAGGGGTTCCCCTGGCAGACAACTATTTCGGGTTGGCCCTCATAGTGCAGGCAGTCGGGGCGGCGTTCGTGATACCGAACGTGAAAGCTCTCGAACGCCGCAGGAAGTGATCCGCAAAAGAAAGCGTGACACCCGTTACCTCATCGCCAAGACTGTCAGCGGGCGTTCCGTTGCATGGTTCCGATACTCGCGCACCGAAGTGTGGCAGTGGGTACGGCAACCCGAACGGGCCACCCGGTTTCGTAGTCATGCCGATGCGGATCATGCAGCCGTGAGCTGCACGATGTGTTACGCGCACCAATACAGAATCGAGACGGCACCCGACAGGGTGTGATAATCTCCCCCCGAGGCCCCGCCCACTGGTTCCCCCTTCCCGGTGCGGCGGGGTTCTCCCTTTATGGGGTCAGTCAGCTGGCAATAACGTCATGACAAAAAGGCTAAGCACCTTGCATACGGCACGGCACGGTATCGTGGCGCAGGAGTGATCCTGGCGGGCGTTTATCGCAGCCGGATAGTCAGCGGGTGTGCGGTGTGAATGTCCCGTTCGCGTGGGGTCATACCGGCCCACATACCGTTCCGGCGACCCGCCTCAGCCTCGAACGGCAGAACAAACGCGAGACAGTCAGCCTTGACGGTGCAACCTTCGCAGTAGGTGCGGGCTTTGCGCCACCAATGGCTCGATGAGTCCCCCTGGGGTATCTCCGGGAAGAACACCCCGATAGGGACACCCTTGCAGGCTGCCTTGTCGCGCCACGCTTGGCTCACGTTGCCTTCTTTCTTGGGGTGATGATCCCGCGTCGTCGTGCTTGGATGCGTTCAGCTTCGGCGTTGTGTTCGTTCCGCCGGACATGGCACATGCAGGGGCAGGTGCGGTGGATGTGTTCGGGCCATAGCGTTAGGGCGCGTTCGACGGTTCCGCAGTGGTCACATTCTAGGGGGTTAGCATCGGGGCGGCTGTCATTGAGCATCGGAACGGGTTAGCCCACTGTTCGATGCCCGCCATTGGGACGGCGAATGGTTTTCTTCCACCGCCGCCTTGACGGTGGCGTCTTCGTACAGTCTGATGATGTGAACACACGGGTCCAGCTCTGCCAGTTCTTCGTCTTCGTCTGCTGTGGTGGGTAGACCGTCATGCGTGTAGCACACCGCTGGTCCGCACCACCCGTTGTCGTAGCCGACCTTGATCCACCGGTCGAAATCCATGTTCAGCATCAGAACGGCTGTTCGTCGTCCTCGAACGGTGACGGTGCAGGCATTGACCTGCCGACCTTGCCGACCTCTGCCATCACCTTCTCCGACTGGTCCTTCACATAGATGTCCCACCGCAGCGACGGGCCACATTCCTCGACGATCACCTTCACGGTCTTGCCTTTGGTGCCGTCCTTCTTGGTGTATTCGTCCTGTTCGTAACGTCCGGTGACGATCACGGTGTAGCCCTTGCGGAGCGAACCACAGATGTTTTCTGCGAGCTGACCGAACGCAACACAGTTGTGCCAGGTGGTCTTCTTCTTGTCGTCCTTGCCGTAGGTGTCAGCAACGGAGAACTCTGCGACTGCCATCCCGCTGGGGGTGAACCGCAGTTCGGGTTCCTGCCCGAGTTTTCCGGTGAATGTGATGTTATTGCTCATGGGTTTCCCCTTTTGTTGGTGCCACCATTGTCAGCGGCAAGATTTGGTTGGATTTTTTAGCACACCGATGGATGGGTGGCTGGGAGGGTTTGATGTAGAGAGTCACACGGGTTCGGCACCGTTCGCAGAACCATTCTTGTTTTGCCATTTGCGTTCCCTTCGACATGTTCGACATTCGCGTGATCCGTTCGGGCGAGTATAGGTGTTGGGTGTGTCATAGATGTGTCCGTGGGGGCAGGCGGTTTTGTTGAGGTTCCAGTGTCGGCCCCGGTCAACCACATCACGCATGTTGTCGGTTTGGGTGCCGCCTTCTAGGTGGTTGGGGTTGACGCAGATACGGTTGTCGCATTGGTGTCGGACGACTGGGGGCCAGTAGAGGTGGGTGAGGTAGAACGCGACTCGGTGGGCTGCCCGGTGTTTTCCGAGTATGTAGATTTGCCCGTAGCTGTCGCCTCGGCGGGAGCCTTGCCATTCCCAGCAGTGGTCGGGTGGGCCGACCGCTACGCGGGACCAAAACCTTGTGGTGGTGGTGTAGGTGATGTGCATGGTTGCCCCCAGGGTTTTCCCCCGCCTGTGGGAAACTTAGCAGGCACGTTTCCTGTATCTGACCACTTTCGGGTGGTTCGATTTGCAGATGTACGCTTTCAGGAGAGCTGATCCTCGGACGCAACCCCACCCAAAAGGTCCGACTCTCCAAATGTGGGTGCCGTCACGGGTGGTGTACCCGGAGAACGCGATTGCGTCAGCGACCCGGACCTGTTGGCGGGGGGTTAGCCCTTTGGCTGACTGGTATTTGGACCAGCGGCGGAAGGTTTGGCGGTGGATGCCGAGGCCGCCTGTGTAGCTGCGGGTGGAGTGGTTCCAGTTGCCGCCGGTTTCGCACTGAGCCAGCGAATCGTAATACTTATCGGGGAGGATTGCGCCGTATTTCTTGCGGGACCAATCCAAGTGGGGGTGGGAAGGGGTTGGGGTGTTGCTCGCCTCTACGGGGCTTACAGACCCCAATGAGAGGATTGTGGTGGACAGGGACAGGATGAGAACAGCAGCGGTTTTACGCATGGGGTTCCTTTCGACGGGGGACAGGGCAAGATTCAGGCCATACAACTCCTAACTGTGAAACGGATTAGGAGAGTTTAGCCTTTCGGACGCACCTGGTCAGACCACACCACCGGATCAGGCCAACCATCAAACGACCACAGCTCCGACTGCGGCACCCACCAAGTATCAGGCGACTTCATCACACCCACCTTCGAACCCTCCTTCTTCGTGATCCACCCAGCCAACAAGATATGTCTGTCAGCCACGATAGCGAGAATGTACGGCGCATCCTTGTCCTGCGGATGTATGAACAAATGCCCGTCACGATGCTCCGTGGAACGCACCTGATAATACGCCACATCACCAGGCAAATCCGCAAGACGTTGATTCGTCGCAGGCTGCCAATGCCTGTCAAACGCTTTCGCCACCGCATACTCAGCCATCATCCCAACAATGTCTATCTGCCAGTAGTTCTTCCGTTCACCGGCACCGTACACCTGCGGACGGCCCCGCATGATGGACGCTATCCGCCGCTGGCAACCAGCCATCGCCGCGTGAGCCAGTTCGTACTCGTCAAGAGTCACCACGATCTGCACCGTGCGCCTCCAACTCGAACCATTCGGAACCGTACACCTCGAACGGGTGCGCCCCACGCTTACAGCAATGACGGTCAGCCACGAAAATGTCCACACCTTTCTCACGCCACCTAGCAAACGTCTGCTGGGTGGACGCAGGAACCGGGGCCTCCATCTTCTCAATGAACCGGATCAACGGCTCAGGGTCAATCGTGAACGACCCCTCAGGGTTTTTCCTCAGCTTGAACCGGTACTCGGCGTATGCGGCGCAACACTCGTCGCACCTGCATTTGTGTTGACGGTAACGGTTGACTCCGTGCCGCCAGTTGTCAGGATTCCTCGGCATCCTCATCGTCCCCTTCTATTCCGGGACAGTCATGGTCCCATTGCCAGTCACAGTAGTCGCAGCGTTCGTCGTATCGGGCTGAGCATCGACAGCGGGCCAGCCCTGGGTATTCACATTCGCAGGTGTCCATCAGTACCCTGCCTCCTTCAGCAAGTCCACGAACCACTCAAACGGCAGGACCGCGTACCAGTCGGCAGGGTTCGTCGTGCCACGCTTCTTGGCGACAACCACCCCCGTGTCAGCTTTCGCGTTCACAGTCTCCGATTCCAGTTCTTTGATCCAACCAGCCAAATCCATCTTGGCGTGGTTCTTCACCTCAAACACGACCGGCCCGCAACCCGTGATGTCACCCTTGTCAACGGTGCCGTGCAACGCCCGCCGTTCAGCATGGGGGAACCCGTTGTCACGGAGAAACTTCACCACCGCAGTCTCAGCGGCAGTCCCCTTCTGTTTCGCTTTGCTCACCGCGCACCGCCGCACAGCCAAGGATACTCGTTACTCATACTTGCGGGCCAGTTCGTTAGCCAACCGGGTCACCTCGGTTGACAGTTCCCTGATGCGTTCCTCCAGCAGAGCAACCTTCTCTGCCCAGGTAGCAATCTCACGGGTCATCCCCCACGTCAAATCGCTTGTGAACTGACGCTGCAACGCCTCGTTCAGTTTCTTTGCGTTGTCCTCCATGTAACCCATCAGAACGCCTCCGGCATGAACGCCTCGTTGTAGGCGTGACGAATCAAATCACGGATCAGGACAGACCGCTTGGTGCCGTGCTTCACACACAGTTCCTCGATCTGTCGCAGCTGGGTGTCCGTCATGCGGATACCGACAATCCTTGAGGAAGCCTCAGAAGCGGTCGGGTCAACAGTTCGCTTGTTCGCCATGTCAGCCCACCAGTTCCTTGAACGTGGCCCGCAGAGCAGACAGATGCGCCTGAATCCACACCGCCCCTGGCTCGATACCTGCCGCTTCGGCAACGCTGTCCGCATCCAAACCTTTCGCTTCGCAGGCGGCACGGAACTGTGCAATCTGCTCATCCGACAGCGGGGCGGTCGGCTTTGATGCAGGCTCAGGCTTCGGCTTCGCAGCCGTACCAGTCTGCTTCGGTGCGGGCTTCGCAGGGGCGTGATGATCCAGGTCATCCCATTCCTGCTTCGTCCACAGCGACAGGCCGATACCGAAACGCATCGCCCCGTTGCGGAGAGCGTCACCGTACAGCACCTTGTCCAAGTCCATGCTGTTCGCCTTTGCGGTGCCGATGGCGAGACGGGCCTGCCCGAGCAGTGTCATCTCGAACCACATGGTTGCCATGTCGTTCACGATGTTGACCGCCGGACGACCGTTCTCCCATGCGATAGGGACCAGCCGCCAGTGCGGGTCAATCTCGATGAGGATGCGGGTGATGTCCGCGTGACCCACGAAATCCAGCGTTGCTCCACCCTTGGGGAGCTTGCCGACAATTTTCGGGTCCGGCACCGCGTAGTCCACCAGGACTTTGCGGAGTTGGTTGGTGTTCTCTGTCATTACTTTTCCCCTTTCAAAAGGAACGTGCGGGTTGTTGTTTGTTTCGTGAACTGACGAGCCAACTCAGGGTGCGCCTCACGGAACGCCTTGCTGTCGAACGTGTCACGCACCTGGGTTTTCCATGTGGCAACCGTGTACCCGTTCATCACAGCCGTGTCCGACTGGCCCATCAACTCACAAATCTTTGCCTTCAAATCGTCCTCAAGTTTCTTGTACGACTCCAGTTCGCTGCGGACATGCCGCAACCTGTCGAACAGGTCCTTGTGGACAGGATCAATGTTGCTGGTTGAGTTCAACGATTCCTTGTAGCGGGTCTGCACCGTCTCATACGACCAGCGCACCCCGGTCGGGGTCATCCCCAGCTCAATGCTGTTCAACCAGTTCTCCACAGCGGCGACATGCTCATCCATTTCTGCCTGTGTGATGTGCTGAACATGGATGTGGAGAATCATGGACGGGTCGAAGATGGCCCACAGGATTTGGTTCACATCGGCGCAGATGGCTTGCTGGATGCCTTGGATGCGCCAATAGTCCGGCAGTTGACCTTCCCATTTGCGGGTGGTGGTTTTGATTTCCAGCACCTTGCGTTTGCTGTCCTGTTCCCACAGCCCGTCCAAGGTGGACACCATTCGCGCCCCGTTTTCGGAGTCAGCAGCGAACATTTCCTCGGGGGTGTCGAACCGTAGCCCGAGCTTGTCGGATGCCCATTCCAACACGAACGGCTCCAACCTGTTGCCGCGCTCCATCGCTGGGTTCGGTGGGATCGGGGACGGTGCGACATCACCGAGCAGTTCGGCGGCGTACTTGTCCATCGGCACGAACGGATGCAGGCCGTAGATTGCGGCGACAGCTGATGCTGAGACACGCTTGTTGCCGTGTTCGTCACGGAACCGGATGTTCAACCATTCCTGGCCTCCGTGTTCCGGTTTTGGGATGCGGTAGCGGTTGAGTGTCATAACCCCTTCTTTCTTGTTGAACGGTAAGGTACAGGCTACGCAGAGGGTGTGTCAAGGTCTGACACGGTTTTTTCTGCGGGGATCACCGTCATGTTTCTGACCATCCCGACCGGGATGTGGAACCCGTGGATACCCTCACCATCGGTGATGGTCTGCCACACTGACACATGATCCTTCTTGCCGCCCGGTGAGTCAGCAGGGACAAGATACCCGATGGTGGTGACGATGCACTCACCGTCGTCCTCATAGTCGTCAAGGTCTAACCAGCCTCCAGCTGAGGCGTGAGCGTCAGCCCATTTCACGATGACAACAGGGAACTCACTCGCGTCCATCGTCTTCGCCTTTCGTGCCGCACACAGGGCAGTACCGTGAGTCTTTCTCGGGCCATGAGTTCCCACAGTCGGGGCAGGTCAACCAGTTGTGATCCATGCGGGGAACCCTAGCAACAGGGTGTCACACCCTCTGTTTTCCCTTGTTCAGCAAGGCTGCGAGCCGTTCGACCGCCTGAATGAACTGGTCCTGGTCGTTCGGCAGGACCGGGGTTTTCATCAGGTATTTCAGGAGCAGTTCAACATCTTGACGGGTCATAGGACTCGTCAGATTACTACTTGGTTTTCGGTGCAGCCTTCTTACGAACCGTAGAACTTTCGGGTTTCTTTTCCACAACCGTGAGACGTGCCTCGATGCGGTCAATCGCGTCACGCAGAGATGCGCCACCGTTGTTCACCATGTTTGACTCAACAAACGCCACGGCCTTCTCGATGCGCTTCCCCCATCTGATGACCGGATACACAACGCCACGCCAAATGATGCCGAGGGCTGCGACCACGCCGCCAGCTGTGATGATCCACTGTGCAACAGTCATGGTCTGTCCTTCACTTCAAGATAAACGAGAGAAAAAAACAAGCATACAGAAAAGCAGATGCCAAAAAGAAAACTGCTTGCCAGGGCCGCATATCTCATGCCTGTCCGTGAATCTTTTTCCACACGGCAGTGACCTTGCCCGGATCGTCAGCCATCGCAGGGGAAAGTTCCCAATGGCACCAGCGTCCGCCCTGCGAACCAGCATTGTCGTTCTCGTCATACACCTTGATGCCTGCTTCGCCCTCGCCGCGACTGCACCGATAGCCGCGACCCCAGCCCTTCTCCTTGTCGGTCTTGTCCTCATCGAAAGCGTAGTCGTGTGCTTCCTCAATGCCCATCTCGCGGGTATGGGCCATCATCTTGTTCCACATCTCCATCGCCTTCTTGCGGTCCTTGTACCCGAGATCGCAGGCCCGCCCCGTCGCATGGACAGACAGCCACTTCGGGTCGCCCTTCTTCGCCTTCGGGTTGTTCATCGAACGGTTCGCAAACCCACCCAGGTTCGTCAGGCCGTACTCCTTGATCGCGAGGTCCATGAACTTCTTCGTGCCGAGACGAAGCCCGGTGCGACTCAGACCGTCGCTGTTACCTGTGTACTTACGACCCGGCATCGTCTTCCTCCTGTTGGCATTTGTCGCATATCCACCCCGTAGGGTTCCCGTCATCATAGTCAAACGGTTCGCGGTCGTCGCCCCCAAAGTCGTAATCGTCGGGGATTTCTTCCCAGGAACCGTATGTCTCCAACGCTTCCTCAAGACTGTTCAACACTATGCTGAGATACCCGGTGTTGGCGACCACCATCCCGATGTCCACCCCATCCCAAAACTCCAGGGTTTCAGCCTTGTATTGGATGTCGTCATGTTCGGGTCGGGCCTCGTCGTTCCAGTGGTGAACAATGTCCGCGAACTTGTCGTAGTCCTCCATCGCACGGCGGTACGCCTCACGTTGCGGGTCGGACATCCAATCGAACATGGCTAGTCATCCATTCCGATACCGAGAGCGATAGCTGCCAGCATGATTGCGAGGGTCGCCCCGGACAGCATCAACGCCTTCTGAAGTGTCTCGCCGGACAGGGTGATGAGGATGAACCCGGTGCCTGATGCCCACATCAGCAGGGCGTAGATCGCGCCGAGATACTTCCTCATGGGTGGCACATTACCATCTGCGGGTTGCGCCGATGGCGGCGATGGTGGTGACGGTGGTGATGACGATGAGGGCGCGTCGGGTGCCGACCGGGACCACGGAACCGAGCGGGACGTAGGTGTCGGTAGCCCCCGCAAAGATGTCGACTTCTTCCTCGAACGCGGCCCGTACCTCGGGGGGTGCGTCCTGCACTGCGGCAACCAGCTCGATGATTTGGTCGTCGGTGAGGGTGTCCACATCGAGGGCTTGGAACACGGCTTCGGCTTCGTCGGCGGTGAGGGTTGCAACCTGCTCAGGGTTCGTGGCGATCAGGGCTGCTTGTTCGGGGGTGGGTTCGGGGGTGACCTCAACAGTCGTAGAGGTTTGTTGTACGGTTGTCGTTGTTGTAGTGACCGGAACAGTTGTGGAGGTTGAAGATGTGGTGGTGGAAGTTGAAGATGAGGTGGACGGTGGAATCGTGGAAGTGGACGGTGGAACGGTGGGGGCGACAGAAGTTGTCGTTGTCTCCGGAGGCAACGTGGTGGTTGGCGGTGGCGGTTCTGTCGTTGATGTTGGCGGCACCGTTGATGTTGTGGTCGTGGTAGAGGTCGTTGATGTCGAAGTGGTGGTGGTTGGAGGCTCCGACGTTGTGGTTGGGGGCAGCGTGGTGCTTGTTTCTGTGGATTGTGTGGAGGTCGTAGACAACGCGGTGTTGACCTCCAGGTCGTACTCGACTCCTTGCCACCATCGGTTCGGATCACCGCAACATATCCCGGCCCGCAGACGGTACTGCCCTGCGGGTAGGTCAGCCTGAATGTAGGACTGCAACCCGAACCAGTCATCGTTGGCGGTTATCAGCTCGTTGTCGGCGTTGTACAGCCACAGATGCGGGTCGGACCCTATCCCTTGGATGTAGTGGGTGCGGGCCGTGAACCAGGTTTGCTCACTGAAAGTGAACCAGTAGTCACTGTTCGTGGTGACACGGGTGGTGTCAGCTGAAACCGATGATGACAGCAGGAACCCCAGCCCTGCCAGCAGTATGACGACCCTACTGAGCCGGGTCTTCAACTACAGGCTCGGCTGCGCCCTTCGACTCGTTGACAGCGGCACGGGTTTCGGACTTCACACCGAACGCCTCGTCCACTTCCTCCTTCGTAAGACCACCATCAAGGGATGCCTGCGCGAGTTTCGTGATGACGGTCGCACAGGCGGTGAACCCTGCGAGAGCAGCCGAGTACCACAGCGGCATTGACTGCTCGGGGTTGATGGCGTTGATGACGGACGAACCGGTGATGATACCGAGCGACGAAACCAGGAACAGGGCAATCATGCGGCCCAGCACATCCTTGGCGATCTTCAGTGACATCATGGGGGTTCCTCTGTTCTCCCCTGTCAGTCGTGTTTGATGATGTAATTTACCACAAGGTACGGCTGGTAGTAGGCGGTGCCTGATCCCGACCCGTTGCCCGAGTTCCCGGTGAAGTTCGGCAAATCAACGGCGTGGGTATGGGACACGTCGTGGTTGGCAACCGTGACGGTGCTTGTTCCAACGCTTGTTCCCCCCACGGGGCTTGTTGCCAAAGTTCCGCTAGAAAGTTCATGGTCATGCCCGCCGACATAGCCGTAGGTGGTGACTGTGCTGGCGGAGTGCGTCAGCGTGGCGTTTGCGGACATGCCGCCAGACGTGACAGAACCGTGGTCATGGTCAATGGTGTGGGTGTGGGACGGAAGGTTTGCCTCTGCGATGGTTGCCGAACCGCCCGTGGCGAGAAGGGTCAGGGAGGCGTTGTCACCGATGGCGAAACGGCCCCGCAGGTCGGGGGTGGTGGACCCGACAATCCCTGCGAGGGTCGGGTAACCAGTCGTCGATGTACCGTTGCACAGGAGCCAGCCGGTCGGGGCAGACGCACCGCCGTACATGGCGATAGTCCCCACCGGGACAAGAGCATTGGCAACAGCAGACGCAAGTTTGGCGAGCGTAATCGTGGAGTCAGCGATGTCGCCTGCGACAATCGTGCCGTCAGCAATCTTCGCGGACGTGACAGCCGAATCCGCGATACCAGCCGTCGCCACCTGACCCCACTCCGGGGCCGTAGCCCCCGAGTTCACCTTCAACACCTGGGCCGCCGTGCCGATAGCCAGCTGTGCGAACGTGGACGCACCCTGATACACGATGCCACCCTGATTCGCATACGTCGAAGTCAGTTCGTTCGCCTCATCCGCATCCACCGCTGTGAACACAGGGTAGATACTGCAACCCGCCGCATGGTTCTGATCCGTGGTGTCATCCACCCCACGGGTCAACGACGAGATGGTCGTACCCGAAATCGAGCCGACCAGCACCTTTTCCTCGGTGGACAAACCGGGGTCAACCACCACATAGAACGGACCCGAGGTGGGCCACCCGGTAGCGGAACCGATGACACAAGAGGTGGCACCCGCCGACAGACCAGCCGGGACGGTCGTGGCTGTCGCGTTACCCTTGTACTTTCTGCGTGTCTTCGGCATGATGCTCCTATTCGGTGATCGTTCTCATTATAACCACGGCTGTCCCTTCCCACAGCCAGTCGTCGGTGGAGGTGTCCAACGCCTGCCATTCGATGTCTTCCACGATGACAGAGTAGGTGTCGCCTTTTTCTTGGTAGCTGACGATACGCGGGTTCGTGACCAGGTTGTCGAGCAGGTCCCGTTCGTTTTCGACATCCATGAAGTAGTCCTTGTTGCCTGCCCGCAGGACGGAATGCAGGAGGACGGGAACGGAAATGAGGCGGGACCTGACGGGTGCGGCGTAGGCGCGGGCCATCCATCGGGTGAATGTCGGTCCGGTGGTGGCGGTTGCCCTGGTGAGGGTGAGCCGGTAGCCAGCGTCAATGAACTTGTTTTCGGGGGCGAGGAAGGTGTGTTCGGTGTCGCCAGCGTCGGTGTGGGTGCCGATGGAACTGTACGCACCGTTGTCGGTGGCAACCTCAGCTGAGATGGACCCGACGAGTGGTTCGACACGGATGTCGAATCGAGGGGCGAACTTACGGTCGGGGATGCCCCACTGGTATCGGCCTGTTTCGATGGTGCCTGACGCGACAAGGTTGGCGGTGTCTTCCACAATCACGCCGACACCTGAGATAGTGAACACGGCTTTGTCGTTGAAGATGACCACGTTTGTCACGTCGGCGGTGGAGGTGTACATGAGGTCGGTGGCGAACGCTGGGGTGTTGGCAGCAATAAAGTTGGACAGGTCCAGCCTGCCGAGGCCGCCCGAGGTGCCGTCATAGTTGGTCCAGGTGAACCATGAGAACCTGTCGTTAGAAGAAAACTTCTTCACGTCTCCCGAGGTGGGGATGATCGCACCGGCAACAAGGTTCGAGTTGGAGTCGGTGGAGCAGTATCGGACACCTTTGTTGGTGCCGATCAGGATGGCCCCCAAATACCCGGAGATAGCTGTTGCCACTTCACCGGTCGGGAGTTCGAGGGCGACCACACCTTTGTCGAGGGTGCCGTCCGCTTTGATGGTCACCTTGTAGATGTACGACTTTTTGTTGGCGTACCCAGCCGCGTAGATGGCGTTCTGCCCGGTGGCGACACCGACCCATTTGAAACCTGTGTCAATCGGGGTGGTGATGGCTGACTTGCTGCCCGAAGAATCAATGTTGTGCAAGATGTGGTCATGCGCCCCAAACATGAAACCCTTAGCGAAACCCAACATGTAGTAGTTGTCGGTTGTGTTGATGAACTTTGTTGCGCTGATAGCAGAAACAGACACCGCAGGGTCCAGTTTTCTGATGCCGTCATTCTCGAAACCGAAGTAGATGACATCACCGTTGGTTGCCATTGCAATACATTTCTTGCCGCCACCGGGTTCACCTGTCGCATCACTCCATGTGGGGCTGGACGCGAACGGGTCGGTCGTGTATTTGACATCTTCCCCGAGCGAGACGTACACCCTGCCGTCTTGAACCAGCATGTGCTGTTCCGTAGATGCGTTAGACAACGACAGTTTCGTTGCGTTCAACAGGGTCAGCTGGCCTTTCGTCCACGGGTTGATCCCCTTGGACTTGTAAAACCTGAAATCCTGCGACTCGGCAACATCCGCGTATTTCTGTCCCGCCCCGAAATGCCAAGAGTTCTGACCCCTGCGCCACAACCCCTGCGGACTGATAGCCGCCTCACCGGGCGCAGTCGAATTGTCCTGCGAATCACGGACACGCGCATCAAACTGGCGGGTGAAACGACCCGACCTGGAATCAATCAGATACGGGCGACCATTGATAGCAACAGGAAAAATGTCGGGAACAAGAGCAGTCGTACCCGTCCCCGTATAGAACGACGGGCCACCCGTGTACGCGGTGCTGAAATCAATCAGAGGCACCGGGCTAGTTCCTTGTCAGAAACGTCGGGTACTGCCGTGCAAGACGGGCAGCCTCCGCAGTAATCCTGTCCCTTCTGAGCCTCAACAGGTTTTGGATCGAGTTCGTGATGGCACCCGACCCGACTTCCTCAGCGCGGCGGGTGTCGCCCTGCGATTCGGTGAAGTTCCGCTTCAACTCTCGCGGGGACATGACCCGTATCTGCACACCCAAGTTGATGATGTCCTCACAGGATGTCGGCAGACCAGCAAACGAAAAAAGGTTTTGTCCTTCGCTGGTCAGCTGGGTGAACGGAGCCTTGTAGACGATACGGAGACGGCCCTGCTCACAGTCCTGCTCGAACCGGATGGCGTACCCGCTGGAGAAATCATCGGTTGGGAGGTCACGGACCAGTTTGATGCGGCGAATCTGACGGTATTCGTCGCCTTTGATGCGGACATGGACGGACACCACATCAATGATGTCCGCAACGGACGGCAGGTTGATGAACTCGTCGGAGCCGTTGTAGTCGTAGTCGAACGATTTGATTTGGAACAGGCCGTGCATCGGGGATGACAGGTCTGCCAGTTCGTCGTTGAGGGCTTCAAGGATTTGGGCGCGGGGAAAGCGGGGGTTGACGGTGATGAGCGCACCTGCCGAGTGGCTGGCTGCGGTGGTGCCGTTGAATCCGCGTTCCACTGTGAGCGTTTTTGATCCTGCGGTGGATGCCCACACATAGAACATTTCGCTGTCTATTTCGAACACTGAACCGGGGCGTAGACCGTCAAGGTCGTAGGTGGCGACAACGCTTGTGGTGGTTGCGTTGATGCTTGCCGACAACTTGTTCTTCTGTTCAACAGTTCCTGAGAGTAGTTGTCTCAGGGTCCTGTTGATGACGGTCGTACCAGTGGACATTTACTTCTTCTTGGCCTTCTTGCCGGTCTTCATCTTCATGCCCTTCTTCTTGGCTTCCGCCTTAGCCAAAGCCATTCCCTTAGCGGTGTACGGGTATTCCTTCTTGCCAACCTTCGGCATGGTGACTCTCCTTTAGACGGGGTTCCCCTGACTATACCCCATACCACACCAGGTTCGTTTTCAGCCGTTCATCCGTAGGGTTCAGCAGGGCTGCCTGCTCCCCGTGGACACGGGCCTCATAGCGGTAGCCGAGATGCCAGCAGGCGACAGCCAGCAGATCATGGGGGAGCCACCCCCAAGCGTCTGCTTCGCACAGATAGTCCAACGGTTTGTCGGTGATGTGCAGGGCAGCTTGGGCGAACTGGTAGCAGGCCCGCCAGTTGTGCTGGTCGTGATAGTGGCGAGCCAACATGACGAGGGTTTCCCTGCGGCACGGGTCTTGTTCGAGGGCGCGGTACAGGTTGATGACGTTACGGTTCAGCTGGTACAGCATCCGGTATGCGGCAGCTATCTCGGGGGGCCACTTCGACAGCAATGTTGCCATCGTCAAATGGCGGGTCGCGTTCACTTTGTCGCCGTGATAAAAGTATTCTCTGCCAAGATAAAACTGGTTGCGGTCATCATTCGGTTCTTCCTGCACAGCCAGTTTCAGCAGATCAAAGTATTGCCCTCGGGATTTGGTCGGGTCGGGATGGTGGTGGATTTCCAGTCCTGGCACCCAGCCCTGCACTTCCTGCCCGGTTGGGGTGATGACCTCATGGACTGGGTGCTTCCACTTGTAGCCGTGTCGGGCATGGATTTTGTCGCCGCCGTACACCAGTCCTTCTGAGCCGTCAGCGTTCCATGACCACACATACTTGTAGCGGGGGCGGGTCACGTCGGGTCGTGCGCCGAGGTAATACTCCAGTTGTTCGCGCCACATCGGGTTGAGTATTTCGTCCATGTCCAAAGCGATGCACATGTCGATGTCGTCGGGGAGCAGGGACAGGGCTTTGTTGCGGGCGACATCGAATCGCCACGGGAAAAACTGGACGAGCTGGACGTTGATTGCGTGGCTGTCTGCGAGGTGCCGCGTGTGGTCGGTTGAGCCTGTGTCGAGGATGAGCCGGTGGTCTGCGTCTTGTGTGGTTTCGGCCCAGCGTTGGACGTGTTGGGCTTCGTTTTTGGCGATGGTGTAGACAGCGATTTTCATGGTCCCCTCCTGGTGGTGGTCAGGCTAGCGGTTCGGGTGTGGGCCGTGCGAGCCATTCGGCGTATTCTTCGTCGGTCATGGGCCGAACGAGGTCGTCGATTTGGATGTTGGGTCGGTCGTCAGATGGTGTTTCTGTATCCATAGACACGGATAGTTCCTCCAGTCAAAGTCCCGCTTCCGGGAGTCAACGTAAAATCTGTAAAAGCACCATTAGATTGATGGGTGCCTACGCAAAAGCCCGTAGACAACGGAGCCAAATAAGGTGCGTTCATAATGCTCGCCCACTCCGCCGCATTCGGATTACAAATATCTGCCGAAAATCTAACACTGTCGGTGTCGTGGTAACCGATATAAGGCCAGTTTGCGGCGTTGCTACTACCAGCAACATTGTTTGAAGACGAACCGTTATAAAACGAATAATGAACAACTTGGTAGTAACTTGTGTTATAGCCACTTACCGACGAAGGCCCGAATTGGAAAGCAAGGTTATTTGCCGCCGACGCGGAACCACCCATGTAGGTGATTCTGTAGTTGTCGTAGGTGCTGGAAAACACGTTTGAGACAGTCACGGAAGCAACCGCTGACCCGACCGTCTGCACCTTGACCAGTTCCAGTCCGGGTGGTGTGTCGGTGTCTGCGATCATCACCCAAGCTGCACCCTCATACACCAACACTCGGTTCGTGTCTGTCTCGTAAATCATTTGGCCTTCGAACGGTGTGGAGGGCCGCGTGGTGGAGGTGCAAACCCCTGGGCGAAGACCGGTAGACAAATTAGAAATACCCATCAGGCACCACCCAAAGGCTCGGGCATGGGTCGCGCCAACCACTCTGCGTATTCCTCGTCGGTCATGGGCCGTACAAGGTCGTCTATTTGAATGTTCGGTCGGTCGTCAGATGGCGTTTCGATACCCGTAGACACGGATGGTTCCTCCAGTCATAGTTCCAGCATTGACAGCCAACACAAAACCACTTGCTGACGTAGTGGATGTGCAAGTACCACCAAACGAATAGTACGACGCTGTACTAGTTGACTGAGAAAACATCGCTTTAGTTGTAGTGGCAAACGGAGCAAAAATATCCGCACAAATATGGCTATTGGTTGTTCCTGCGACACCAAATGCAGCCCAGTTTGTTGTGGCAGCCGGTCCATATCCAGTGACTGTTGCACTGGCATAGTTGAAAAATGTTCCACCCATCAAATATGTGCTGGAGGTAATACCTGAGAACTGAAAAGTGAAGTTTGCGGCCTGTGAGTTCACAACGCCTTGAACAACAAGCCGGTAGTTGTCGTATGTGCTGGAAAAACAATCGCTAACCGTCACAGAAGCAACAGCCGACCCGACTGTTTGCGCCTTGATTAGTTCCAATGCTGGTGGGCTGTCGGCATCAACGGTCATCACCCACGCACCACCGTCATACACAAGCGTCCGGTTGGTGTCGGTTTCGTAGATGTATTGCCCCTCAAACGGGGAAGCAGGCCGCGTCGAGCTGGTACACACACCCGGTTGGATCAGACGCGAAGACGGCAAATAATTCGAAAGACCCATCAGGCAGGCCCCACATCCGTAACAACAAGATTGTTTCGCGTCGTGCCATTGTTCCAAAAAGTAGCCGCCGAACCGGACTCTTGAAAAGCAACCAAGGTGATGGTTGTTGAACCAGCGGACAAAGTTGTGTACGCCTGCATAGACCCGGACATTTGTGTACCCGATACAGCCATGTACCAATAAGAACGATTTAGCACAGTCCCACCGTTTCGAATATCAAAATCCAAAACCTGCCCGGCAGTACCGCCATACATTGTCCAAGATGACGTAATCAGATATTGACGGTTTGCGACAGCGGTAAAAGAAGGGGCTGTCAATAGTGTTGTTGTACCACTAATACTTGTACTGGATGAAGACGAATTGACCACTTGGGCCTGTATCCCCCAAGCGGTGTTCCAGTTCGGATACCACGCAGACCCGTTCCACACCAGCACCCTGTCCGTATCCGTCTCGTAAATCATCTGCCCCTCATACGGAGACGCAGGCCGAGACGAACTAGTACACACCCCAGGAGTCAAACTCCCCAAGTTCAACGCAGACGAAATACCCATCAGGCGACCTGACGCTCCCACCCAGTCACCGAAACCGTCACCTTATCCGCCGTATCCGACAACCCCTGCAACGTATCCCCCGACTCAAACACCAACGCAGTATCCAACACCACCGTGTCATACGCAGCCACCGGCAACCGATACACGAAACAGTTCCCCGCTGTAGCCGCAGAACCATCATACGCAAGCGTCACCAAACGCTCCACCCCATCCGTATTGCACACCACAATCTGCTTCACAGCCCACTGATAGTTAGTCGTCACCGTGAACACAGTCGTCGTCGAAGCACCCAAAAACGTGGGGGCCTTCAACATCTTCGGAAAAACATCACCAACAGCCATTACGGGTTGACCTCCATGATAAGGAACGTAGTCAGGTTACTCGTCACCTGAGTCGATGCCGCAGCCCCAGTAGGACCCGTCGGCCCTGTAGGACCTGTCGGACCTGTAACAGTAGACGCAGCACCAGTCGCCCCCGTGGGACCAGTCGGACCCGTCGGACCTGTGGGTCCTGTTGCGCCGTCAACACCGATAGTGCCAGCCGCACCCGTAGGACCAGTCGGACCCGTCGGCCCTGTCGGTCCGGTAGGACCCGTCGCACCATCAGCTCCGATATAACCAGCAGCCCCCGTCGGGCCAGTCGGACCCGTAGGACCAGTCACAGTCGACGGATCACCCTGAGGCCCAGTCGGACCAGTAGGACCCGTAGGACCCGTTACGGTAGAAGCAGCCCCCGTCGCGCCCGTAGGACCAGTCGGTCCTGTAGGTCCAGTTGCCCCAACAGCACCAGTAGGTCCGACAGGTCCCGTGCTGCCCGTAGGACCAGTTGGTCCTGTACCACCAACATCTCCCGTAGCCCCGGTAGGTCCAGTCGGCCCAACTGCACCGGTTGGTCCAGTCGGTCCTGAAGGTCCAGTAGGACCAGTTGCCCCCACCTGTCCAGTTGCCCCAGTCGGGCCTGTTGATCCAACAGCACCAGTAGGTCCTGTGGGTCCTGTCGGTCCTGTGGCACCCGTTCCTCCCGTCGCACCAGTCGCCCCAGTCGGGCCAGTCGCTCCTACGCTGCCTGTCGCACCAGTCGGACCTGTCGGACCTGTCGCGCCCTGCGGGCCAGCGTTCCCCGTGCCAACAACAGTGATGACGGCATCAACCGTAACCGCAGTAACAGCAGGAGTGACCACCGCACCAGCGGTCGCTGTGGTGCGTTCCACAGTGATTTCGTAAGACGCATTAGAAGTCCCCCTGTCAACGGTGATGAGAGTGGTAGCCATGAACTGCTACCTGGTCACATCTGCCAGGACCGTGACATTCCCCGCAAGAATCGTGGACACAACCCCCGACGCGGTTTCCTCCAAATCCCAAAACGCGATACCAACCGGAAGGGCCGCAGAATCCGTAGCTGACAGAACGCACGTCACCTGACCGTTCGCCCCCGACGTGACCGTACAAGTGAACGACGCTTTGATAGTGGTCGAATCCTGAGAAGACCTGATCTGCGCCCGGTAAGTACGGCCCGTGATGTTCACAGGGGTGGACCCGTCAGACGTGATGGTGACGACAAGGGTTTCCGTGTCGCCACGGGTAATCGTCAAATCCTGGTCAGCGGGTACAGCCATAGCCCTACCACTTTACCTTATTTGCCCAGTACGCCGCCGACATCTTGCCCTTGGCGATGTTCTTTGCGTGGCGAGCTTTGAACGCCTTGTTGCGGGCTGTCCCCTCTGGCGACCCCTGAACGCCCTGCTGACCGAACCTGATCAGCTTCACCTTGTCTCCTTCTTTGGCGAGAACAGCGTGGGACTTTGCGGCGTTGGGGGTTCTTTTCGGTTTGTTGTAGCCAGCGAACTTTTCGCCCCGATACTCGATCATTGCTTCGCCGCCCACGCATTATCGACAAGATTCGGGTACGGGCGACCAGCCTTCTTGGCGCGGGCCTGAGCCATCCGCTTCTGTTCCGCCGTCAACGGGCTGGACTTCTTCTTCGGGTTTTTCGTGTCCCAAAACGGTGTCTGCTTCTTCTTCACTGATCCTCCAAGGCATCCGCATCTGATAGTACCTGAAACACGCCCTCAGGGACACGATACGTTGTGCCTGGGA